ATGAATATGGAAAGGACCATAATAGGGTTCACCATTAACATAACCTACAAATTGATTTCTATCAACCTTACCAACACAATCAACAACTGTGATTAGTTTTGCCTTACCCTTAGGATCATATTCCTTAACTTCATCTTTAGCAATTCTATCAATACAGAATACTGGTCTTAACTCTGCATTAAATCCTGTCTCAGACTTGATGTAAACATCAGGCATTCTTGTGAATCCCTCACCACCAGCAGTTACTTTAACAGATTCTATACTTCCATTTGCATTGAATTTTGGAACAGCAATAGCACCTGCATTTGGTTCAATAATAATTTGATCACCCTCACTATATCTAATGCCTGGTGATACCACCACCACATCACAAAGATATGTGATTGCTGGATAAGCACCACTACCTGAAGTAGGATACTGACCTTGACTTCTACTCAATGGTAAAGTTGGTGTGGTAAATTTGCCTGGTGACTGTACATTATAAGGACTTCCACCTTTTATTTTTTCTAAACCACCAACTCCACTAGGTAGTTGAGCTTGAATTGCTTCTTTAGTAGCTTCAATATTCACATCTACACCAAAAATATCATTAAGATCAAGACCATCTACCACATTTACATCATTAGGACTTGGTATACCTTGACCTGAAGTAATTATTTCTTGTACATCAGTGGGAGTAAGAGGTTCAGTTATGATTTCTGTGCCTGGTGGCATTAAAACTGTATCACCAGGAATCACAGTCACTACATTACCAGGTGGTGTAGGTATCTCCAATGTGCCATCAGAATGAGTTATAGATGTATCCTCTGGGTTTGACCATACCTGACCATCTCCTCCTGTGCTTCCATCTGGAATTCCTAGATATCCTGTGCCAGCTTGTATGACATTTATATTTAAAACTCCTATTTGTATATTACCATCAGAATCTGTATATTCTCCTATGACTGGTTCTACAACACCACCTTGTCCTTTCCCACAAGTGTCTATAACTACAGCATTAACATCATCATCATAGTTAATTCCAAACTCAACAGGATCATAACTTATGATTTCACCTAAGATTCCAACTATTAGATTACCAGCAGCACCTGATCCTTTACCACCAAAAAACTTAACTGTTGGAGGTCCACAAGTCACAGGTCCAGTGTTACATCCACCTGCACCAAATAAATTATCAAAAGCAATCACTGCAGGATTAAATTCAAGCATTTTGAGATCACCAAATACATCAGAAAATCCTTTTGCAATATTAGCAATGTTATCAAGACCTGCACTAAAGTTGCTAGTTCCACCATCCCATAAACTTAAATCAGTTACCTCTGGACAATTAGATTTTTCATCACAATCTAAAAGAGAAACAATATCCTCAATAATATCAAGTGTTTCCATTCCACCTCCACCATCTAAACCTGGAAGAGGATTTGGAAAAGAAAAAATACCATCTAATGAACCAAGAAGACCACCCACAGTATTCTCCACTGAATTAGCAATTTGACCTATCATAGCACCAACCATATTTTCTGCCATACAAGGTGGTGCATTCACAGCTTTCTTTACCATATCTGCCAATAATCCACCAACCACTGTTTCTAATCCATCCATTATATTACGAAATGCACAAGATAATTCATCATTAACTTTTTCAACTTCTTCTTTTAATTGTTGTCTTTCATTAGGCATTACATCATAAAACTTTTTCTTCATCTCAGTGTTAATTTTTTCAATAGTAGTTTTCTGAATTTGAGCTACAGACCACTTCATCTCAGCAGCAATTAACTTCTGTTTTATTTTTAATAATTTTTCTTTTTTCTTATCAATTTCAGTTGTATCTATTGTAAGTATTTTTAATGGATCTTTCTTTGATTTTTCTAATTCCTGAACTTCATTAAGAGTATTTTTTAATTGTGTTTGTATCTTTGCTGTTGGTATGGGTCTACAGTCAGATCTAATTGATAATGCTTCTTGTTTCTGCCCATCCTTCTTTGCCTCCTCTGATGCTAAGTCTGATCTAGTAGTGCTACTAGTAGAACTCTCCAATGCTGCATCAAAATCTGTTCCATCCTTTTGAGCTTGTGTTATCCTCTCCTCAGTATTTTCATTATCTTTGATTCCTGTTGTTGCAATTTTATCTTTAGGTGTGTATCCACTGAATGGTAAGAA